CGCCTTGAGCATCGTCACGGGAACGCCAGATATTGCAGAGACGACTTCGATCTTCCGCATCTCGCCAGAATCGAACGCCAAGTCCTGTGGACTGAAGTTCATCGGAGATGCCGACACACCGTTCTCAAAGATAAACGGACGACTCCCAGACTTGCGACCACCGAGTTCTCGATCGATCTGTTGCATCAATCGCTGATATTGCGAGTCTGTCAGATGATCCTTGACCATGACCATCCAGTCTGGTCGTGCTTGATTGTCAAGAACATCCTGCTCGTACTTGTCCATCGAAGCGAGGAGATCAATCGCTGTGATTGCCTTCTCAACCCATCCGACTCCATAGAACGGATCAGATGGATTCGGTTGCTTTTCATGCAACACTTCATCTCTGCGGAAGTCAGTCGTTGTGGGGAGTTTGCCGTAGACATATCCCTCGACCAGATCCATCGTTCCATCGGGAATGATAGTCACAAGATCGCTCTGCATGTTCCATAGTTCGATCGGTACTCCAAGTGTTTCAGAGATGATCGGATGCAAGTACGCATTCCCAGTGAGTTGAAGATTGAGCATTCGCTGAATTGTCAGCGTATATCCGTCCATCTCTGGACTTGGATTGTCAAGCAGTTCGAGAACAGGATGATCCAAGACCTCGATGATATCTCCTTGGATTGCCTTGCGTTGCACGAACGACGATGGCTTGCTTTCATGCTCGCCTCTTAAATGCATCTGCTTTTGATTGCTGACACTCTTTGTCGCAGTGATCGCCTTCGCTCCGTTCTTCGGTTTGATTGTATACAATTTCAGAGTCTGACTGGCAATCGCTCTGGCGTTGATCATTGCGGAAGCGTAGACCCATCCATTGAATCTCTCCATCAAGGATGCGTATGATCGAGATCGTGTGTTGCTTATGCCAGACCTCTCCCATGCGGGAACGCTTGCTCTCATGTATGCAAGGCGATCAGTCGCCTTCTCATTGATGTTGTTGTTCTCGTCCTTGTCGCCTCGATTGAATCCGAGCATATTCACATCTCCGTCCACAATCGTTCATCGTGCAGTGGATCTACTTTGTACCTATTGTCAAGACCGCCATGATCGATACTCCGAATGGATGGCGACTTCCGTATTCCGCATAGTTCAACCATAGCATACCTTAAAGAATCAAGGCAATCATCCTGTTCCTTCTTCGGACTCTCTTTCAGAGTGCCATCGTGCCGACTCATCCATTCGTACGATCCGAACTCTCTGATCAAGTTTGAACAACTCCGATGAACTGACAGTCGCGGTCGATCCAATTTGTCGAACGTCAATCGCTCTGCAACTGTCTGGATTCCAGAGAATACGCTGTTCTCCGCAGGCATCACATCGAGTCCCGCTTGTCGCATCGACGCTCGCAACTTCGCGCAGGAGGGATCCGCCATGAAGCACTCGATCTCTGGATACTGCTCTTTCCATTGGATAGCATGATCGACGACTTGAACTTCGAGCATGTGTCGCTCACAGAACTCGTCGAACACGAACACATTGTCATCCTTGATCCCGACCAGAATCTGTGTTGACGGATGATTCCATCCTTCATCGACTCCCACCACTACTCGATCCATCGTAGATATTGCAGGCATCTCATCGACAACGAACTTCGACTCATCCCAGTCATGAAAGACCAAGCCTTCTGAGCCGACCCATAATCCCTCGACGTATCGCTTGCGAGCAACTCCCGTCATTGTTTCAAGATCTTCAACATAGTCCTTCGGCAAGAACCAATTGTCACGGCTTGTTGTTGTGATTGCTTCGCAATTCGGCTGACATTGATGACCGCCTGCAAGACCGAATCTTCTCGCGATCCAATGTTGCGGAGTGCTTGGATTGCAAGCCCCATACAGTTGATTGGGAAGTTCTGGAATCGCAAGCCGAATCCGTCCTCGAAGCATCGTCCAGTCCTTCTCTGTGAGTTCCACACATTCGTCAACTGCGACTCCACTCAAGTTCATCGAGGCAATTCGAGCCGAGTCCTCCATTCCGAACAGCATGATCGATCCGCCACCGTGAATCTTGATCTCTCCGTCGATCTTCTTGTATTCATACGACCCTTCTGGCAACACTGGCGGAAGTGATCCATCCGCTTCGAGTAGTGTCTTGAGCGTTGAACGCTTCAAAGATACGACCGTCTTGCGACACAGACCCTCTCTTGCTCCGACCCTTGAAGCCCGAATAGCAAGACGATAACAGATTGCTCTTGTTTTGCCTGCTCCGAATGCTCCCGAATAGATCAACTCCCTCGCTGTTGATTGTATGAACTTCAACTGTTGCGGAAGTAGATCAATCCTCGTTGTGTTCTTGTTGCTCATCTTCTGATTGTACTGCCTCACCGATCAAGAATGTCAATGAAGATCCGTCTGCTCCTGCAATAGTGTTCGGAACTCGACCGTCGATTCTGTTCATGATCTCCTGCCAGAACTTGAAGTCGCCACGCAAAGCACGATCGACCGCCATCTTGACAAGCGCATCCGCCAGATTCTCCCCATTCTCCTCGTCATCTAGCAACTTCCGCAAGTGATCAGAAAGTGATCGACCCTTTGGACGACCATTGAGATTGATGTTCTCAGGCTTCTCTCTGAATGTCCACTGATTGCCCTTTGCAAACTTGCCATCGATTCCTCTATCACTCATCACGACCGCCCAGATGTAACTCATCCAAGAACTTCACATCGATAGAGAACTCTCCGTCCTGTAGAAGTTCTGCCGTGACGAACATGTGAGGATCTGTGTCGTCGATGTCTTGCCAGAAGATACGGAAGTCAACGATCGGCAACTGCAAAGACAAAAGCCACTCCACGAATCGTGAATGAATAGTCAAGAGCGTACAGTCAAAACCACCGTCGATCTGTTCTTGTGAGAGATCACATGTCAAGCGTAGGCGCATAAGTGACTCCATCCGTGAAGCGTGGGATCTGAAAGTATCACCACAAGCGATGACCACCATAGCATCATGAAGTACGGATCTCCACTGTATCGATCAGATACACGACAAACCAAGGATTGCCAGAACTTGGAACGAACTTGTACTCGCATCTATAGGTTGCGTCGCCTGTGTCCATCACTGTAAAGGGAATCTGATGACGGAAGTTGTATCCAGTCGAATCCTTGCTCCATCGCGCGTCCGTCTGATATGTGTCGAACACGGAAGTCGAGATCGACACTGTTGATGTGATCTCAGCAGTTGTGCTGTCGTCCTTGAATACGTTCAACGTGATCGAAGATAGACCCGCTTGCGTGATCGCAGACGCATCATCTCCCATGATCCGAGCCATGCAAGTTGTTCCACTATCTTCGTATATTGTAGCCCTTGTCGGTGTACTGCTCATCAATTGACCTCCGTCGCTGTGTCGCCTGCATTGTAGTTGTCAGTTGCAACATCTCCTCCATTGTATGTCTGCGAAGCAACATCACTCCAAGTGATCGGAGCCGTGCTTGCAAGTTCTGTCGAGAAGGCACAGAGCGTGTACTGGAGCCATCCTGTGTCTGCCGAGTGACCCTTCTTCACATCAAGACTGATAGTTGCAGAAGTGTCGGCTGTTCCTGTATATTGCGTCGCGTATGGCAATGGGATCAAGGAAGATCCGTCGTTCATATTTGCGGAGAACTCTGAGTCTGGAACACTGTTCGGAGAAGTGACTGAATCAACTTGGATGCGTTCGTATGTTTTTCTATTCGTCGAGTCGCCGTCAAAGATCGAAGTACCAAAGACCAAGACAGAGCCTGTAGTGTCTGGCGTTATGGATAGCGATTCCAACTCTTGCCAAGTTGTCGCAGTCGTTGAGGTTTCAGCAGAAGTGTATTCGGACACACTCTGCTCAAAAGCATTGAGTCGCAACCCCAAGAGAGAAGAACTTTCATACGTGTTCTGAGTTCCGACTGCATCATCGCGCGACTTGATTGCAAAGTCCACCGACTTTCCAGAAGGATCCTCGATTATAGTGAACACGCGACAAGTCCAGAACTGAAGAATCTCTGTCAAGTCCTCTCCCTCGTATGACCAGAGAGGCTCGCTGTTCTCGCTTGCGGGATTATCACAATACAGCACGGCTTCAGCGTTCAAGGATATAGAATCCATCGAAGTTTCACAGAATCCAAACACAAGCCACTCGTCATCTGGATCGCTTGTGATAGTTTTTTGAACACGATCCGCCATCGTCGTTGTGTGTGTTGCCGAAGTTGTGTCGGTCGCGTAGAAGTAGTCGGAGGAGTTCATCTCGCTCAAGTCAAGAAGGATCATGGACAGATACTGCGTTCGTGCAATCTGTCCGATACTCGAACTCTGTTCAAAAGCAATCCCGCCTCCGTCAGATCCCGCAGTGATCTTCCCGATATACGAATATCCTTGCGTCTTGTTTGCCTGTGTGACCTCGCGCTTCAGAGTTGAACCTGCGAGAACCGCGTCAGAGTTTGTTCGATCGACAAGTCGCCACTGTGACACGACGCTCGCAGAATCAGACTCGACCAGTCCATGACAAATGACATAGTATGTCTTTCCGTCTGTGAGAGCGTCTGATTCCGCAACCTCCGCAAATGTCACACCAGTTGTTGCAACCTCTGTCCCGACGGTCGTGTGAATTGTAGAGATCGAAGTCATTACTTCCGAATGACCAGTCCCTTGAGCCAATCAACAAAGCCGAGTCGATCGGCAAGAACACCGATGATGATTCCTACGCCAACTGCGAATATAGAGTCCAGTAGTCCTTGAATTAAGTCCATGTCATTCTCCTTGTTTGAGTTTTTTGTATGCTGAGTCGTACGCTTTGTCAGATGCTCGCTTTGATGCGATTGCTTCTCGTATCGTCATCTCATGATCTGCGTCTGCAATCTTCATGTCCATCTCTGCATCTCGCATACTTTTTCGAGGGATGAACCACTTGACGGAGTAGAGCAAAGATCGAACGAGTGATCCGATTCCTGTTTGCCAAAGAAGGATAATGATCGCAATCAATATCAATACAATCGATCCTCGCTCAAACAACGTCATCCATGAAGGAGATTTATCCTCGACCCGTGGGAGTGCTTGCCGAATGTTCGACACCGAGTTCTGGATCTCCTGCTGTTCCATGATACCTTCTTCTGCTTCTTTGTCTACTTCCTTGACTGTCGAAATGTCGGCAATCTTGACGAAGCGATCCTCGCTCGATTGTGACAATTTGTCTATGTTGCCAGTGCTGTCGGAGATCTCTTGCACTGCGGAGCATCCGTTCATGGATGCGAGAAGTATCATCGAGAACGCAAGGATTGAGATCCAGATGATGAACGCTGACAGATTCAAGAAGAATGTCTGCTTCCTCATCGCTTGTCCTCGATGTTGTCCAGTCGCTTCTCGATCATGTCGAGTCGATGATGTAGATCCGCCTTCGCGGATGCTGTTCGCCAAGTCAAGACGACTGAGAATATGATCCCTCCCATGAACAGGGAAAGAGGAAGAAGTGTGGATTCGTTGATGAGTCCTCCAGATGCTGAGGATGATGCAAGTCCAACACTTGCGACTCCTACTCCAGAGATAGTCCCTGTGAACTGCGCGATCGATTCGATGGTTGTTTGAAGCATAGAGATATTCTACTTGAGTGAATCAATCACTCTTGTCTGCTAATGGAATGATATGGACAATTGACTTCCCGCCTTTGATGATCTCTCCTCTGCGAAGGCAAAGAGAGTCGATCTGCTCGTCGTCCTCGAATAATAGCGCATCTTCCAAAGAGTCTAGCAGAGCCTTCGCTCTGTTGTCAATGTCATACTTGCGACGATTCGGAGCGTGAAGGAACACGGTCACTGCGAGTCTTTGCTTCAGTGGGAACTCGAAGTCTGCGAACTCTGGCGACTCAAGAGCATCCGCCAAGAGCAGACACACTTCCTGCTTGAACTCTCGACCCTTCTTGCTCATGATGACTCGACACGACTGACCCATTCGGATCGACCGATAGTATGTGTTCGCTGACGGTGGGAATGGTAGTTCGATATTGGGGATCATGATCACATCATATCATCGACCATATAAATAAAAGAACTCCCCACTCTATCAAGAGCAGGGAGTCCGAAGGGAGGATCGTCCATCACAACGATCACAATGTTTGTATGTCAATCTTCGCAGGCTCGATCGACTCATCATCTATGTCTATCCTTGACCTCGCATATCGTCCGTCCGTGGAAGCGAGCATCTGCTCCGTCAGTGGTTTTATTATAGCAAGCACGATGACAAGCGAACTGGCGCAGATATCTCCGACTCTATCTTCCGCAGAGTTGAGGAGAATATCTTCCAGATGTTCCGTGATCCCTTGAGCAGATTCAAGCATGACACGATCCGACATTCGGCTCATCGTGTCGCAGGCATCGACAACAAGCAATCGCATTCGATCCGCTTCTCTCATCGCTGTAGTTCCGCAGTTCCCATGCGTAGAATCATATCATATCCTCCATGATATAGGCACATCGACCATCCACGATCATTCTGTGCAGATATTCGGAGGATCTGGAAGTGGCATCCAGTGAGTGACCACTCTTGCAACCACTCTACATTCCGAATCGTGCCAGTTCTTTTTCTCTCCATTCCACGATCCACTACAAGCGCAATCAGCGTACACAAGAACAGAGATGTCGCTATCTGGCAAGGCATCCTCCACACTGATCCACTTCGGGAATAGTTCTTGCAGTTTTGCGATCCTGCGCTCAAGTACTCTGATATATGTTTCACTTCGTTGGTTCATCTTGATCTCCATACAGGTTCTGGAATACAAGTCCTCGGAGTGTTTGCTTCCACTCCCTCGGCTTGCCATTCTCTGGTCTTGCGATTATGTGTCCGAACTTTGAAAGAACTTCGATTGTTGCAGATCGAAGATCCTCGATCGATGTCTGTTCTAGTTTTTCAATGACGTACTTTTTGCGCTCCTCGTACTCCTTGCGCTGTTGTTCAGTGTCGTCTTTGTTTGTTGGCATCTTTGCGACTCGTTCTGCTCGCTTGCGTTGTTCACACTCTTTGATGAACCACTTGAGAGCAGGCACTTTTGATGTGTAGTTCTGAGCAACCCATCGACCGACTTGATCGACCAGATCTGGAGTGTAGACTCGCAAGGCAAGACACCAGTCCTCTGCTTCTGTCTTTGTCGGTTGCCAGTTCGGGAATCTGTCCTTGATCTTGAGCCATGCATCGAGCCATTGTGACTTGTTCATGTTTTCTCCCTTCGGTGTAGTGCCATGATTCCTGCTTCTGTGATCCGCCAGATGTTGGCTTTGCGTCCAGATCTTGTATGTCCTGTATCTCCCGTCGCTTCGACATAGCCGTCTTTCACACATCCTCTGCGACAAGCAGAGAGTGACTGATGTGACATTCCGAGTCTTTGTTCGAGTATGTCATCGCAGGCACTTCCGAACCTGTGGAGAGATGAGAGAACCCGTCTTTTCATTGCTGAGAGATGAGGCTTGATTGAGTCGTATGCCATCTTCGATGTGTTTTGTTTTTTGCTATATTCAAAAAGATCCACCGTGTCGCCTCACTTCCTCGACATAGGCGACTCGATCGATGATTGATTCGATGGTTGAGAACTTGCTCGCAATCTTGCCATGATTCATCCAGTCGTCAGAGTGATCATTGAGAAGATGGATTCTGATCTCAGATCCAAGAGTATCCCAGTCAACATCTGACAGAGATACGAGGATCTTCGCCAGTTGTTGAATAGGATCCTCATCCTTGTCGAAGTCGATCTCTTTGACTGGCAAGACTGGCGTTGTGGTTGTCGTCAAGATTGCAATCAGCATCTCGATATTCTCCTGCTGTCGATCAACTAGATTCGAGTATTCTTGACACATCTTCTGAAGTTTGAGAATCTGTTGTTTCTTGTTCATTGTGTTTGTCCCTTTGTTGCGAACAGATGATCAATGGACTCGATCTGCTCTTGTTCGGTTGCTGACTGTTTGTTCTCGTTACGATCCTTGCGCGTCCACATCGACCGATCTTCCTCCCAGATATGATCTTCGACAAGTCTGGTCGGCTCTCTGAAGTATGGACACTCTCCTTCTGGCGACTTGTAGTATTCGAGGATGGCATCAAGCACGAAGTCTGGATCGACCTCGTAGTCAATGACCTCCTCGACGAATGTTGCACAGAATCTCTTGTATCCTCTCCTCCGCTTGGAAGGAATCTGATCATATATCCGCTTGGCTTCTTTGGTCTGAATTGATCGATGCGCTTTTTTCAAGTCCTGTAATGTTTGTTCTGTCTTGTCTTGTACTGTCTTGTTTTGTACTGTAGACATACCATGCTCCGAGTGCGCTCCTACCATGCTCGGAGTATGCTCGGAGTGCGCTCCGACTTCGCTCCGACTTGGACAGATAATCCATCCTATAGCGCAAAGAATAGGGATTGCACGATCGAACATGTCCGCAGGGATATCCGTCATCGCTTCAAAGTCCTCGGTCGTCAGTGCGACTCCTGTATCACTTGCAAGCGTTCCGCGATCTTCACATCTTGCGGATACTTGGACAAGCGCGACCCAACAAGCGAAGTGTCTGACTCCATCCTCAGATCGAATGAGTCGCCTGTATCCACGCGAATCGTGTCGAGTTGGCATCGCGACCCATGAGAGTCGTCCTGCTCGTCTGCGGGATTGAGAGATCTCGAAGTTCTTCTCCCAGTCTGCGATCATCCAAGGATCAGTCATCTTGACCTCCTTCTGGCATACCTTCCTCGATCCAGTTGTCGATCTCTTGAGGCTTCCATCGTAGCCGTCCACCGAAGCGAATAGGCTTCGGCAGGCGACCATCTTTGACTGCATCATAGAGCGAACTCTTTGAGATGTTAAGGCGGAGCGCGACATCCTCGCTCGTCAACAATTGATCACCATTCTTGTTGTTTATATCAGAAGGGAATGTCATCTTGTGCCTCCGCTTGCTGTTGTGGCTGTTGTGGTTTTGGTGCTTCGTTGGAATCACTCTTGCTTCCAACGAACGTCACGCCACGTACATTGACAACAGGTTTTGAACGGTTGTTGCCGTCCTTGTCTTGCCATCGGTCGATTCGGATTGTTCCTTCCACTAGAATTTGCTTGCCCTTCTGGCAATGCTTTTGAACGATCTCTCCGACTTTGCCCCATGCTTCGCAGTCAAAGTATGAAACGCTTCCCTCCTTGAATCCGTTGTTAGCCATTGCGAACTTCACAACTGCGCTTTTTTGCGTTTCAGTCGTTTCAGGATCATGAGTCAATCGACCACTCAATTGAATTGTTGCTAGATCTGCCATTATGAATCTCCTTTGTTTTGTTTTGATTCAATTCGTTTGACGACTTGTTGAAGTTGTTCA